GATTGCATCTTGCGATGATTCTCCAGTTACTCCAAAACTACGAACACTTACTCTGTCATCTAATCTGTCTTGTAAACTTCTTTGTATAGGACTTCCACTTGATCCAGTTTGTATAAAACCATCTTCAGAACGATAAGTGTAACTGTCAGATAGCGTAAAAATATTATCATATTGAGTTAAAATTTTAGTATTGCCAACTTCTGCTGCACCTTCTGAAACGCTACCGTTACCTATAAAAAGTTCTTTAGTATCAATAGCCCAGCCAAGTTCACCACTAGCAAGTTGAGGCAAACCAGTTCCTTGGTTTTTTTGTCCTCTTCTTATTTGAATTCGTGATATCTGTACAACTGCCACGTATTTCTCCTACATTAATAATAGTATTTATGCTTGCATCTCATAATATTGATACACACGATTGTACCATTCAGTGCGCCATTCTTGGTATTCGTCTGGCCATATATCAAACTGTTGGTATTCTCCTTCTCTACTACACATAAACACATGTCCTTCACGTATCTCGGTGCCGTATATTTCATTGTGTGCTTCAGCATAAGCTACAAGTTGTAGGAAATAATCAACCACCCATTCAAGTTTCTTGGGCTTGTTAGTTTGTTTGAAATCCATGATAGAGGGTTGACCTTTGTAGGTGCCAACTAGGTCAGTTGTTCCTGCATACATCTGTGGCATATATAAATTTACTTCAGACCCCCATATCTCATCTACATGGGTCATGGCTTTTTCTTTAATCTGGGCTGCCATCATATGCGCCTGTATTGCAAATGGGTTCGTCCCCGGAGTAGGCCATTTACCAAACTCAATGTAGTCCTCAAGATATTTGTGCATGCGGGTACCAACCCCTGCCGCTTCAGTAACTATTTCTTGTGCTTTTTTCTCACCTACCCTCTTACGCCAAGCAATAAGGTGTGTCTTATCTTTGGTGGCGTCTAGAATAGTTGTTACAGATGCTACTGCATTACCATCAGGGGTGGCATATAATCTACGACCCTCTACTTGTTTTCTCTCAATGGGTTGGTATTCGTAACGTTTAGTTATTAGACTCATCGTGACCCTCTTCATATTCGTCCCAACGATCCATAAATGGATCCGTTGCGTAATAAGGATCAACTGTTGAGTTAGGGTCGTCCTCAGCAGTAATAGTATGTACTTCAGGTACATAATGTTTGACCATATTCTCTACACCCATTTTCAGTGTAATTGTGCTACTCGCACATCCGCTACATGCTCCACCTAGAATCAATTTCAAGTGTCCGTCGTTGTAACTTACAAAATCAATAACACCACCATGGCTTGCTACTGCTGGTTTGACATTGGTTTCTAATATATGTTTTATATGTTCTATAATTTCTTCTTTGTTTCTATCAGCCATACGATTAAAATCTCCTAATTTATACTAGTTTAACACAGATATCTATAGTTGTCAAGTAATTATAGTTTATCGCCTAGATTTGTTGCACTTTTGGCCATTTGACCTACAACATCGCCACTGGCATCGGCTTGAGGTACATTATTATCGATTGTTTTTTGTGTTTTCGGTTCAACACCATCTGCAGAAAAATTCTTAACCATAGTTTTTACTCTTGGATCAGTATCGTAGGCGGCTTTAAATGTACCGTAATCAAATTGTTCACCGCCTACATTTGCCATTATTTTATTAAGGTCAAGATTTTTTACGCCTTGTTTCATCATTTCTTTTGTAGGGGTTTTAAAATGCAGATATAATGCAGTGCCTTTTTGATCAGCAGATGCAATGATAGTACGCAAGATGTTTACCAACTTGCTTGAACTTCCTGCGTCTACTTCAGCTATTCTCACTTTTTTTTTGAACTTAGAATTGTTCCTAATCTGCGTGATAGTTCTACAGATTCTCGTTTAGCTCTGCCTGCTTCGTCTGCTCCACCAGCTGCTGGTTCTGCGGCACTAAAGTCATCTGCTTCAGCATCAACGGTTGGTTCCATTTCTGGTTCAGCAACATCGTCAGCTGGCATTTCATTTTGTGCGCCCATGTCGACTGCTGGTTCAGCTTCGCCTGTCAGTTGGCCTACGCCACCTGTAAGTGCGCCACGTGTGCTTTCTAATGCTGTAAATAATGATTCAAGTGCAGGCTTAACTACTGCGATGAATGATTCTGATTGAACTTGTCCCATTTCATCACGGATTGCATCGCCTAGTTCTAACATTGATTCTGTTTGCATTTCTGCTGTGTCTTCCATCCAGCCTGTAATTCTGTCTACCATATCTTTTGCAGCCATAACAATCTCTGCTTTGTCTTCTTCGCCTTCAATTAATGACTTGAAATAGTTTTCAATTATAACTTTACCTTGGTCTTTGCTTTCTTTTATTTCTTTCATTTCTTTTTTGCAATCTTTTATCATTGCCTTTAATTTATCCTTATCTGCATCTGAATGCATGTTCATCATTTCTTTATCAGACTTGCCATCTTTAATCATTTTCATTACATGAGCTTTTGTAGGATTTTTTCCTTCAATAATTTGAGTTTCTTTTGTTTTATTTTGTTTTGATTCTAATGTTGTTGCGGCATTCATTGCGGCTTTTTTTACTTTGTTTTCATCAACATCTACACCTGCGGCGTCAAGAGCTGCTTTAATACCTTTATAGATAGCCTTCATTAGTTCACCTGTTGGACTGAATCCTAACTTGTCTTTGATTGGCCCATCATAAAAATTATCAATTGCGTCTATATTATCGTCTTCGTTAGTTTCGTCAACTGGTTTTTTCTTTTTATCTTTAAGAGCTTTCTTCATAGGCTCTTTTTTGTCGCCATCTTTATCGAAATCTAAATAGTCTGGCTTTGCATCTTTTTCAGCAACATCTTCACGTTCAGCTATTTCTGCGTTAAGAACATCAAGGAAGAGTTTGTTCTTTTGATAATTGCTGTTATTATGAACAGAATCAAAACTTTCAGTAGTTTCTGTTTGACTAAGTTTAGTTCTAATTTTATTACGAGCATCTTCAAGTTGCTCAGTTGTAAATTCATCCACATTGATTTTGGTGCCGAATTTTTTAGCCAAGCTCTCATTTAAGCTCGAACTTGTAATTGGTTTGTTTAGTTCACGTATATTCATATCACTCTTCCTAATGATTTTGTTATAGTTATTTATCACTTTATACAAATAAGAAACGCATGAGATTGGCTTTAGCTTGTTTGGTCTTACTTAAACTAATGTCTAATCTGAATTCGGCTGTTTCTCTTTTGATCTCGTTTTCTGTATTTTCTATGGTATTTTTGTAAAACAAGCTATCAGTATGGTTTTTTGCTATAATATCATCTAATTTTTTGATTTCTTGTAGGTTGCCAGTGTCTTTAATTACTGCCCTAGCCCATGCAACTGCGGCTGTTTTTGAATAGGTTTCCGCTATTCTCTTATTTTCCTTGCAATCGTATATAAGGTATCCGTGATTGCTTTTACGTACTACAATGTGTGCAATGCGTATGCTATTGCCTTTTTGATAAGGAAAGGCAGTGACATCAACACTGTCTACTAGTTCTTTAAGTTGTGTTATTATATATTGATCAATCATTTCGCATAACCAAAAAGAGTCCTTCGTTGCGTATTTTACTTACTAAACTTTTCTTTATTAAGTTGTCAATTATGACTTGTTCTCTCTCTGAATATGCGTTTAATGGGTGCGGTATAGCACCTATCTTGGGCAGAAGTTCTGCCTCTTCGTTGGTTGTGTAAATTGTAAAATCTTGTATAAGTTCGTTGATTTTCATTACATTGGTTGTTTCATTACTACCTTAGCACCAGGTTGAATGCCTTTATCTACTTCACCTGTTGCACCTGCGTCTATTACAAAACGCTTGCCAGTAGCATCGCTAGGATCTTTACTAATCATACCTGGCTTTTTAGGATCTCTTGGTATTTTAGTTTCAATACCACTTTTAGGATCTTTAAGAACTACTTCTTTGTCATCAGCTGACATTACATCAAGTTCTTGTTCGTTAAGTATTTCATATATTTTCATTTGAACTTCTTCCTTCCGAAAGGTGACTTTCTTGGTTGGTTTAATCTAGTAAGTCTCTTACTAGCTGGATTTGCTCTACGTGTAATTGCACTTTTAACTTTCATTTGTCCGCTACGCTTTGCCTTTGTTGCTTTTAATCCTACACTCTTTTTAACATTGATAGGAGCATTACATGCAGCTGGACTGGCTCTGACTTGTCCTTTGCGAGCACCGTGTAAACAACGGAACTTTCGGGTTTGTTTACCGCCTGAACGACTCCAAACTCTTGCCGATCCTGCTTCTACTATCTCACCTACAATCATCGTGACATCCTATTAAGTGCCGCAACTCTACGACTGGTAGGATTTACTCTTTTGGTTCTTTTGGCTTTCCTTGCCATACGATTTCCCATACGAGCTTTAGTTTGTTTTAATTTTATTCTTTTTTTAACGTCTGGAGCTTTAAAGCACTGTGCTGGTTCTTTAACCACGCGACCTTTGCGACTGCCTGCGGTGCATCTGTATTTACGAACAACTTTTTGTCCGCTCTTTGCCCACACTTGTCTTTCTTCTAAACTTTCATTATCTAATGAGTTTAGAGAACCTAAGGTAAATTCTCTCAAATACATTGCATACTCCTATGCTGTATTTATATAAGTTTAATTGAAGTTTATTAATAGAACGACTATGGTAGAGAGTAGGCCTGCAACAATAGTACCTGTTGCACCTATGATCACTTTAATCATGCTCTTGTTGCCAGCTTGTATATCTTGGTGTACGTGCTCCAGTTTCTTTTCAACTGCTGTTAGACGTGACTCAAGATTCTCGTAACGCTGTTGACATAGGTCAACGTGGGCTTCAAGATTTTCTCTTTCTAGTTCTGTTGTTCTGGCTCTTGCCATCTTATTATCTCCGTTCCGTTTGCTCTTGGAAGGGGCCTAGTTACTGTGCCTTGTAGATGTAATGTTTGCCTATTTTACAAAGTATTTATAGTTATGCCTGGTGTTAATTATCAGATAGTTTAAAAACTACGTTGCGTTCTGTTGGGTCTTTGCTTCTAAAAGCATGGTTATTTATGACTGCTGTTTCTTGTAATCCTGTTATAATAGGCACAAGATCAAAGTCTTCTTCTAATGTTTCCTTTGTCACTGCACCTTCATAGTCGTGTTCAAATAAGAATTCCCAATATCGCTGTTTGCCTATAATAGACGATCCAAATCCCTTATCAGTTACGTCATCAACTTTTACGTCACATTTGACAGGTATAGCATTTACTCTTAGTCCAACAGTTTGCAACATCGTTAGATAGTTTGCTTGTTGATTGCGAGCAAGTTTATTATCCTGTTTGCGAGCATTAGTTTCAGTAATATCCACAACGGTTGTAATAGTAACTCTCATGCATGTATTTAACGGTCATAAAAAAAGCGCCACTGTAAAAGTGGCGCTTTGTATTAGGTATAAGCCTATTAGCTTACTACGATTGCTGAACCTGCTGTTACAGTTGTATCTGTACCAACACCGTTTAGATTTTCTAAACGTCTTGCAATTGAATCAGCGTCAACACCATGTCCGTCCATTATTACATGGATAACACCTGTGTTGTCGTTTGGTGCACTTGCCATTAGTGGTTGTAGTTCACGTAGGATAAGATCATATAATGAACCGTGTGATCCATCTACTGCTCTTAAGTCTACTGGTGCATCGTCTGTTCCATCGGAAGCTGAATCGATTCCAATTACGAATGCTTTAAGTTGAGCTACACTTTCTAGTGTACCTACTGTGTTTGCTCCACCATTAGCTGGTGTAAAGTCATATGTTGCTGCCATTTTCTTCTCCTTTTATCTTAAATAGCACACTACGCTCAGTAGTGTTTGTATAATATTATTTAGTCGATATAGGAAAATCAGCTACTTTAAGGTCTTTTTTGCCCGATTTTGAATAGATCTAAACATAGAAATATAACTAGGGCCAGCTCTAACAACATCATCTAATGCTTTAATAGCGGGCAAATAGGCTTTTACAAATTGACTAGGTATAGGTTTACCTTCTGCGGCTAGTTCTAAAAAGCCTTTGATAAGCATAATATTTTCAGGACCTACTAGATATCTATAGAAAGTATAGTCTCTGCTTGCTGCACTTGTATCTGGTTTACTAAAAACAGGCTCATTGTCTTTTACCCAGTTGCTTTCTAGGTCTTTAATTACAACAAACTTTGCAAAGTCATCTATAATATCACTATTTCTAAGTTTAGCTCTTGCGGCATAGATTAGTTTTGTAGCATAGACTTTTTTACTCTCAATATCAAGACTGTTCCAATTATTGATGTTGCGTCTAATAGTTTTATATTCACTGTTATTGATGTTTAAAGCATTTTCAAGTTTGACAAACATTTGAGTAGTGCCTGCAGGGCGTGTGCCACTGCCGAGATTTTGTAGGTAAGCGTTTAGATACTGTATAGGAAGGGAAGTATTTGATCTAGAACGCTTTGCTGCTCCAGGGTCTTTAAGTTTGTCTAAAGCCCTGTCGTCTCCGTTTACAAAATAGATAAAGTTGTATAGGTCAGTGCTAGCCATTTTGAAACGTTGATAATATTGATCTCTACTTTTCCTACAATAGTCTCTTACTACAGATGTAGCAACAGGCACTTGGCTCATTAAATCAAGAACTAATAAAGTAAGATACATTTTCTCACAGCAATCTGCATATGTCAGAACTTTCATGTTCTGATCATTTCGAGTCATCCTTGCTTCTTCTAGTTCTTGTAAAAAATCCATTATGGTCCTTTTCTGTTTCCTAGTGCCATTTTAGTTGTATCACTCATATACTTTTGTACATAAAGTTGTTGCATAGTTTTACCATCATTGGCATCCAAGAATGGTTTAATTCCCTGCGTTTTACCAATGTCTCTTTGGAACTGTTCTTTTTCTTGTCTGTCTGTACCATTTACTGGTGGACGTTTAAGTAAACTCATTAAGTTAGCCGCCTGATCCATTGTTAGTTGCACCATGCCACCGTCCCTAGTTTCAATACTATCCTTAGGATTTGGATTTCCTCTACTGTCTAGCATTTTACCAAGTTGCTGAGTAATTGAAAATTTATCCGTTTCAGGATCATATGTGTCGTCGTCTTTGTCTAACTCTGAACCATAGCCTTTTAGGCCTAAATCGTCAAAGTCACCTTCTTTAAGTATATCTTTAAGTTTCATAGGTTTCCCTTCCTTATCGTTGTACGGCTCTGTTTGCCGCTGTAAAGCCAGCTCTGTTTACAAGTTTCATATCACCTTCAGGGTGAGCTAGCACATACCCTTCTCCGCCTTCAATGTCGCCAATGTTTGCTTTTACATCAGCATCATGTGAATCTAATTGATCGATTATATTATTTTTTACTTCTCGAATTTTGTTTATAACTTCCCACATTGCATCATAGCCTTGTTTGTTTTGTGCAATATAATCTACTATTCTTTGTTGCATTGGTTTACTTACTTTACTACTCGCTAACCAACTTGTAAAGTCTTTGCCAAGATTATCTAACCCTGAATCAACTTTTTGATTGGTATAGTTATAAAATATATTAGGCAATCCTTTTAATTTTAAACCAACAAGCGTTTCTGTATTTAAAAATTTATCTATTGCTGTTGCGTCTTTGCTTATTAAAGTTCTAAGTTCTTTTATATTTTCATCTTCTACTTGAGGTGCTCGCTCAACTGTTACAGGTGGTACAACAAAAACTTCATTACCAACAAACATGTCTGATACATTATTTGGTAAAGGAGATTCATTGCCTTCTTCGTCAACTAATCTGTGTATTACTACACCTGTTTTGCTTTGTGAAATACGCTGTCCAATCGGACTGTTAGTATCTACTCTGTAGGTAACAATGTTTGGTTTAAACACAAATTTATTATCTTCAACAGGCGGAGTGTTATAGTATAATAAGTCACCTTTGAAATAACCTACAAAATCTTTTGGAACTGCTTTTTCATATTCGTCGTAGATGTCAGCCATGTTACCTACAAACATTTTGTAATTTGTTGCTTTCTCTGGATCCGGATTGTTTGCACCAGGGCGGGCCATAAGCATCTGCTGTAGAGCTTTTGCACTCTTTGCTCGTCCGTCATATCCTTTTGCTCCAAATCCTGATTTGTCTGTGAGTACAAACTCTCCATCTGCATTGCGGCCAAAAATGATTGCGGGAGATCCATCCCATTTGATTGTGACATCCGTGTGTCCTCCTTGCTCAAGATTTTTCAAACTTTGTACAACACGAACAGCACCAGATGATCCATCAAATATAACAAAATCTTCTGCATGTTGAATACGTGCATCTGCTTCAATAAGAGGCTGTTTGTTTATCTGTTTGAACTCGTAAAATCTCATAGCATTCTCACACTGTTTAAACTAAGTCCAGCTAGCTCTTTAATGCGAGTAAGTTCTGCACTTTCAGGAAGACCCTTGCCAATCTTCTCCATGTTTTCTAACCACGGAGCAATTAGTTCTTCAAAGTTAGGATCACTTCTTACATAGGCAATCATGCTTTCAACTGTAAGGGTGTCTGCTTCTCTTGCTCCCGGTCCTAATAGTATCTCTGCAATTTCGTCCCAGTCATCTGCTACCACAGCATCTCCATTGTTAGGATCAACTACGCCTTTGGTTGGACTAAATTTATAACCTCTACCTCTTGCAAGACTTGAAAGTAGCACAGCTCTGTCAGCACCTGTGTAGTGTTCTGTGCCTCCACGCTTGGCTCCACGCTGTAAGTTAGGATTATCTGTTAGCATAAAATCTGTTTGAACAAATCCATTGTTGGCATCACCTCTGATTGGTGTGCGAAAATGTATTTGCAAACCTGCATTTGCAACCCAACCTTGAGTAAATGTTCTGCCCTTGTTCATAATTTCTAGATCAGGTATGCCCTGTTTTTGACACCAGTTGGACAGTTTTGCTATAATTTCTTCTTTAGGTAATTCTCTTACATCAACGTTAAGATCAATGTCGCCTGAACTATTTTCTTCAAATGACCCATCTGGCTTGTTCTTCTTGCCTGTGGTTCCTAGCAAGTCTTCATCAATAAACTTAAAACCAAATGTAGCATTCAGCCAATCCACTGTTGGCTTTACATCAGCAGTTGCAATCCTTTGTGTGATAGAACCTTTTTCTGTTTTGAATACGTTGCCGCCTTCTTTAAGAATCATCTTCTTGCCTCTGCTTGTTTTCTATAATTTTTTCTATTCCACGCTTGAATTTGCGTGGGTCTCCGCTTTTAATACTGTTAAGGAAACGTCTTTCAAGCTCACCTGCGGTTGCAGCATCATAGTTTTGATTAATTGTATTGATAAGATTAATACTGCTGTTAATAATATTATTAGCAGTTGTTTCAATTAATCGATCATTATCCCTGTTCAAGCCAAGGTTGTTTAGTTCTTCTAAGATACTACGAGTGTGTTTTTTCATTGCACTTTCCTATACAATGTATTTATTGTATATAAAATAAATATAGATATAGAACGGAGGGCTAAAATGGAAATATCCAAACTTAATTTCAAAGAAAGATCCTTATTATTCGCAAATTTGGCACAGATTGCTTATTGTAACGAAAGAGATGCTATAAGTCAAGCGAAAAATTACTCATTTAACACAGTAGAATTCTACAACAAAGACGGAGCCCAAGCATATCGCTTCATGAACAAACATGATTTAGTTATAGCCTGTCGCGGAACACAGCCTGCAGAATTCAACGATATCAAAGCAGATCTACAGGCATTACCTGTTATGGCTGAAACTATTAGTCGTGTTCATCAAGGCTTTAAAAAAGAAGTAGATGATCTCTGGCCTATGATATTCGAAGATATTTCCCGGAAAGCAAATGCCAACAAAAATATTTGGTTCTGCGGACACAGTTTGGGTGCGGCAATGGCAACTATCATGGCAAGCCGTTGTCATCTATACGAAGGTATTCCCCCTGTTCAAGAACTTTATACCTACGGATCTCCAAGAGTTGGATGGCCTAAATATTGTGCTAGTCTTGCTGTAACACATCATCGTTGGGTAAACAACAATGACATTGTTACACGGGTGCCTCTAAATATTATGGGTTACAGACACCACGGTGAAGAACACTACATGAATGCATACGGCAATGTTCGCAAAGTCACTGGTTGGCAAAGATTCAAAGATCGTATGCGTGGTATGTGGATGGGTATCAAGCGAGGTAAGATTGATAACTTTGGTGATCACGACATAGGATTGTATATTGCTAATTTAGAAATGTATGAAATGGGTAAAGAAAACAGCCAATCTTAAACTTTCACAAGGTTGTCTCTAAATATTTCCCAAGCTCTTTCCCAGCTCCATTTTGTACTAACACTATACACTTGTTCTCTGTCTAGGTCAAGACATTTTTTTACAGCATATTCTAGTGTATCACTCATTATACCTGTTTGGCCTTGATCAATAACATCAAGCGGTCCTTGCACAGGATAGGCCGCAACAGGTGTGCCACAGGCCATTGCTTCTATCTGCACCAGCCCAAAAGTATCCCAACGACTAGGGAACACAAACACATCTGCTTGACGATAATAGTCAGCAAGTTCTTTACCACGCTTGGGACCTACAAAATGTACATCTGGATATTTGTCTTTATAGTATTCTAATTTCGGACCGCCACCTACTTGTATTTTTGTGCCAACTACATCTAGTTTGTAGAATGCTTCAAGATTCTTTTCAGCACTGACTCTGCCTACATTCAACATTATAGGTTTAGTCGCTTGATTGTTTCTCACACCTGGTTTAAATATATCTCTGTCTATTCCTCTTGTCCAAGGCTTGATGTTGCGAACAAATCCTTTGTCGTGTAGTTGTTCAACCATTGAAGGAGTAGTAGTGAGTACGCAATTTGAATTTGAATGGAACCAACGGATCATAGGCCATGTTACACACTCAGGCACTCCAAATATTTTCTTTATAGCTTCAGGAAATTTAGTATGGTAAGCAGTATTGTAACGATACCCGCGTACTGCAAGATACCTTCTAGCATACAAACCAATAAGACCTTCCGTGGCGATGTGTATATGATCCGCATCAGACGCATCGATCTCCTTCCAAAGCCCTTTAGGGTAGGCAACTTTGACTTCGTTATATTTAGGTAAATCAAAGTGGCTGTACCTCCCGGGGTGAATATAATCAATAGTATAACCATCCCTAGACGCATAATATTCAATATTCTTATACGTAGTGACGACACCGTTGATTTGGTCAGGAAGGTTGTCTGTGATAATGAGTATTTTCTTTCCCATGTCAATCATTTTTCTTTCTTTTAATATAGTGTTGGATAGGCACTAAAATAGTAAGTATTACAATCCAGGCATAAAAAACATATAATGCATTGCCATCAGGAAACAACCACGGCATTGCTTTGATGCCGTCTTTGCCTATAATGGCAACCGTAAACATCATGCCAAAAAATGATATGAAAGGGACTAATGCTAATTTAGCTAGTAGGTTCATGATAATATATCTCCCATGTTCCGTCTGTGTGTTCTAGTAGAGCAGTAGCACTTTCAACCCAGTCGCCGTCGTTCATATACACAACACGGCCTATCTTTTTGATTTCAGCTTTGTGTATGTGTCCGCAGATAACACCATCATAGCCTTTGGCTTCACAGTAGGCTGCAACGTATTCTTCAAAACGATTGATAAACTTTACAGCATACTTGGCATTGTCTTTTAGCCACTTTGATAGGCTCCAATATTTTAAGCCCAACAGTCCTCTTACTTTGTTGAAGTAGGTGTTGAACATAATAAAAAAGTCATATAGGTTGTCGCCTATGTGCATGATCCACTTCTTGTCAGCACTCATAAGGTTGTCAAAGGCATCACCATGTGTAATAAGATATCGTTTGCCATCGACTCCAACATAATCGTAACGGTTTAGGATTTGTATGCGACCAAAGGTTATACCAAAGCGTAGAAAAGCACGAAGTGCTTCATCATGATTGCCTAGTATATAATAAACTTTGGTGTTGCGTTTAGAATGTGTGAGTATTCTGCGTATTACGTTTGTGTGGCTCTGTGGCCAGTACCAACGTTTTTTAATGCGCCAGCCATCTATAATATCACCTACAAGGAATAAATTATCACAGGTATTGTTTTTAAGAAATTCGCAAAGAGCGTCTGCTTGACACCCTCTGGTCCCCAAATGTATATCTGATATGAATATACTTTTGTAATGCATATCGTATTTATTTTTTACTGCAACATACAATTATTACAGTTTTATTACAGGATCAAAAAAAAATTAGTAAAGATAGTATGTTGTACTGATTGAACCTGTGGCCCATATCTTGGCGTAGTCGTCATAAGTGAATTCATGGTCGTCATCTAATAAACTTTCTGTAACCAAATCATCAATACAAAACGCAATCTTGTGAGTGCCACCGTGATACTTGAATAATGCGTCTTCATTTTTTCTAACAAATTCTCTTG